TACTACTACTGTGTTTGCGCTTTTTCTTTTGTGGCACAGGCAACAATTGATCTAAGTAATTAGATAGGCAACATACATAGGCAACTTAACAAGGAGAAAAACTATGGCATCATTATCAGAAATTCGAGCAAGACTACAGGCAGCAGAAAACAAAGGTGGGCAATCCACTGAACGCGGTGATAATTCAATTTACCCGCACTGGAACATGGAAGAAGGCCAATCGGCTACACTACGCTTCCTCCCTGATGGTAACTCTAAAAATACTTTCTTTTGGCAAGAACGAGCAATGATTCGTTTACCTTTCAACGGTATCAAAGGAGAGATGGAATCCAAACAAGTTATGGTACAAGTACCTTGCGTGGAGATGTGGCAGGAAGCCTGCCCAATCTTGGCAGAAGTACGCACCTGGTTCAAGGACAAGAGCCTTGAAGACATGGGTCGTAAGTATTGGAAGAAACGCAGTTACATCTTCCAAGGTTTCGTTCGCGAAAACCCCTTGAGCGACGACAAAACACCAGAGAATCCAATTCGCAGATTCATCATTGGTCCACAAATCTTTACAACTATCAAAGGCGCCTTGATGGATCCTGAACTGGAAGAATTGCCAACAGACTACCTGCGTGGTCTGGACTTCCGCATTAGCAAAGGTGCCAAAGGTGGTTTTGCTGACTACAATGGTTCAAAGTGGGCACGTAAAGAGTCAGCACTCACAGAAGCAGAACAAGCCGCAGTTGATGCACATGGTTTGTTTGACTTGAGCACATTCTTGCCCAAGAAGCCCACAGACGTTGAGTTGAAAGTTATCAAAGAGATGTTCGAAGCATCGGTTGATGGCCAACCATACGACACCGAGCGTTGGGGCCAATACTTCCGTCCTGCTGGTGTGCAAGCACCTGCTGGTGGATCCGCTCCAGCAATGGCAGTAGATGGTCATAGCGATGTTCATGAAGTAGCGGTCAAGCCTGCACTCAAAGTAGTAACACCTGCAAGTGACTTTGATGAAGATGATGCTCCTGTGGCAACTGCTCCTGTGGCAAAACCTGCTGGTGGTGGACAAAAGGCCGAAGACATTTTGGCCATGATTCGCGCACGTCAACAGAAGTAATGCGAACTGCTCTGGACACAGAGTTATTTCCAGATCTATGTGAAGTGGTAGAAATGCCACTTCACAATCAATGGGTTTATCTAATTCAGAAAAACGGAAACAGCAGTTTAAGACTTCAGCAGACAAGAGATAATCTTGCTGTGTTTACCAATGAAGGGATTCGGGCACTTGATTATGTGGATGTCTATATACGCAACCCCCGAGCCAGATATGTCAGTGGAGTTAACACATACCTGCAACATCTTCAACGCGATCACCCTGAGTTAGATTCTTCTACCGCATTTTGGTTTGCCAAACGATACAAATTTTTAAACACACATTACTTGCCGCAGTTTTACTGGTTGGCAAATCTTGCCCGTTACTTGCATAGAGATGCAAAAATACGCATTAGAGATTTCAACGATTTTAAAAAAATTACAGATTTTCAAGATCGTGCTAAAGTAGTCCCGCCCTCAAAAGAATTTGTTGACATGTTGTTGAATGGCAATGACATTGCATTATGGCTGTATTTAGACCAAATACTGCTAGATCAAGTAGGAAAACAGTTTACTTGGACAGAGTTGTTGGATCATTATCAACATAATCATAAAAATATTATAGACCATGTATTGCCCAAGACTTGACCACTTTGTGAGATTCAATCCCAATGGCACACTTGGCCGATGCGGCCACATGGTCAACCCACCGCAGTTTAATTCAATAGAGCAAATGGATTCTAGTAACTGGCTGGCCGATATCAAAAGCAAACCGGATACTTGGCCAAAAGAATGCATACGATGTCAACAAACAGAACAAATAAACAACACAAGTATAAGACTCAATGCTATAGAGTTTGATAAAAAACAAACACGCTCTGACTACCTAACTGTGGGCGGTGTACTAGACAACATTTGCAACAGTGCTTGCCAATCATGCAACGCACAGTTAAGTACAAAAATAGGCAGTTTGATATCTCAAAATTATCCAAATATAGATAACTCAAAGGCTTTTTGGCAATTGCCATTGGCTCGAGTGGTGCATTTGGACATTAATGGTGGTGAACCCAGTGCCAGCAAAAACTATCGTAACATACTTAAAAATATCCCGCCATCGGTGGCTAGTGTTAGAATTAATACCAATTGTTCAATAGTCATTCCTGAAATTCAGGAACTTTTAAATCGTGGCATACACGTCATAGTTACAGTCAGCCTGGATGGAATTGGTCGCACACATGACTATGTGCGTTGGCCAATCAAGTGGAAAAACTTCGAACGCAATCTTGCTATATACAAAAGCATGGGTATCCAGGAGTTAAACACATGGACTACAGTTAGTGCATTGAACATAGGTGATTTGAAAAATATTTTTGCATACACAAAGGATCAAGGAATTGACCATTCATGGGCCTTGTTAGAACAACCTGATGTTTTAAACATCAAGTATAGCAATCACCTGACCAGAACAGCAGATGTTCCTAATGAACTAAATGCTATTGTGGCTCAAGATAAAGACAACACTGTAGAACTACAGTTATGGACACACAGTCAAGATCAATTGCGTAGTATTAAACTTTGGGATTATTATAAATGAAAATAGCGATCACAGGCGGCACAGCCGGAATAGGACAAGCATTAGGCAATGAATACGAAAGTCGTGGACACGAGGTTTTAAGATTGAGTAGACGCACGGGGCACAATATACGCTCAATACCTAAAATTGCAGATCAAATTGAATCTTGTGATATATTTGTCAACAATGCACAAGCAGGATTTACTCAGACTGAACTACTTTTTGAAATGGCTGGTCGTTGGGCTGATACCGGAAAGCGTATCATGGTAATCAGCACTATGATGACTCAATATCCGGTGAGTGTGTTGCCTGGATTAGACATGAATGCCTACAGAATTCAAAAGGTTGCTCTTGAAGAGGCAGTGAAACAAATACGCCATCAACAACTAGGAATCAAAATTACCATTGTGCGGCCAGGCAATATAGCCACCAGCAGTGATAAAACAGTTCCACCTGCGGCAGATGTAGATACTTGGGCCTCGGTATTAATAAAGACATTAGAAATGGCTCAAGCCAATAATTTAACTATTCCAGACATATCGTTGGGACCAGCGTTAAAATGACACCCCGAGATATGTTGACCAATCCATACTTCTGTCCGATGCCTTGGACCGGACTAATGTATAACTTTGATGGCCAAGTTAAGAATTGTATCCGTAGTGCTGGACCACTTGGTAATATCAAAGACCAACCCATTGAACAAATACTAGTTAATAACAATCAATTTAGGCAACAACAAATTGTTGATCAACAACCTGTAGAAACTTGTCATACTTGTTACAAACTAGAACGTAGTAAAAAAGGATTTGATCATATTAGTGACCGTGTGTTTTACATACGAGAGTTAAAAAATGTACCAACGAATACATATCAAATCAATAACTTTGATTTACAAACAATTGATGTGCGTTGGTCCAATTTGTGTAATTTTGCTTGTGTATATTGCGGTCCTGAGTTTAGTAGTAAGTGGAGTGACGAATTAAAAATTCGTCACGCGGTGCCTTCGTATCAGCAGTTGACTGATTTTAAAAATTACATATATGATCACGCCGACCAACTCAAACATGTGTATCTAGCAGGTGGCGAGCCTTTATTGATGAAAGAAAATTTAGCCTTATTGGAAAAACTAGATACCAATACAAATATCAGGATAAACACTAATCTAAGCAAAGTTGACACTCAAGTATTTGATGCTGTTTGCAGATTTCAAAATGTACATTGGACTGTGAGTGTAGAAACTCTGGCAGAAGAATTTGAATACATACGCTATGGTGGATCTTGGATAGATTTTTTGGATAACCTAGCAATAATCAAGCAATTAAATCACAAGATATCATTTAACATGTTGCATTTCTTGTTGAACTACAACTCCATATTTGACTGTGTGGACTTTTTGAAGCAATTGGGATTTCACAACAACAGTTTTATAATTGGTGCCTTGCTATCACCTGAATACCTAAATATTAGACATTTGCCTGAAAATGTGTTAAACTCTGTAAAGAGTAAATTGCAGGATAGAATCAACCAAAAACCTGGTTATCTACTTGAAGACAGTTATAGAAATATGCTACACTACCTTGATATTCCGTTTGAGAAAAATATCATGCAATCAATTGATAAAATATCAGAATTGGATCGGCGTAGAGGCATAGACAGCCGGACAATTTTTAAAGATTTATATAAGGACATAGACCATGGGAAAACCATTTGACGTAAGCAAGTTCCGCAAGGAAATTACCAAAAGCATTGACGGACTGTCAATTGGCTTTAATGATCCAACTGATTGGATCAGTACAGGCAACTACGCCTTAAACTACCTGATCTCAGGAGACTTTAATCGTGGTATTCCACTGGGCAAAGTCACTGTGTTTGCCGGTGATTCTGGAGCAGGCAAAAGTTATATATGTTCAGGAAACATTGTAAAGAATGCACAAGATCAAGGCATCTTTGTGGTACTGATTGACAGTGAAAACGCACTTGATGAAGACTGGCTTAAAGCACTGGGAGTTGACACAAGCGATAGCAAACTGCTCAAGTTAAGTATGGCCATGATTGATGATGTGGCCAAAACAATCTCCACATTCATGAGTGACTACAAAGCACTTGCTGAGGGAGAGCGTCCCAAGGTTATGTTTGTGATTGACAGTCTAGGTATGTTGTTGACACCCACAGACGTGAATCAATTTGATGCAGGCGAAATGAAGGGTGACTTGGGTCGTAAACCCAAAGCACTCACTGCACTGGTGCGGAATTGTGTAAACATGTTTGGTAGTTACAACGTGGGCCTGGTTTGTACCAATCACACATACGCAAGTCAGGACATGTTTGACCCTGATGACAAGATTTCGGGCGGTCAAGGCTTTATCTATGCATCAAGTATTGTGGTTGCCATGAAGAAGATGAAACTCAAAGAAGATGAAGATGGCAACAAAGTGTCAGACGTAAACGGTATTCGTGCCGGATGTAAAGTTATGAAAACACGTTATGCCAAACCCTTTGAAGGTGTGCAGGTCAAGATTCCTTACACAACAGGTATGAGCCCTTATTCTGGATTGGTTGACTTGATTGAAAAGAAAGAAATGCTCAAGCGTGAAGGCAACAGTCTAGTGTTTACCACCAGTGAGGGCGAAGTGATTAAGAAGTTCCGCAAAGCATGGGAAAAGAACGATGATTCGTGTTTGGACAAAGTCATGGCAGACTTTGGAAATCAGAAAGCCGAGGTAAGTACTCCGGAGGAAACAACTGATGAGTGAAGCAATAGCCAGTGAAATTTGGGGAGAACTCAAGCGTTTTGTAAACACGGTGGATCGTGCCGAAGCCGCAGAAACTGTGATACAAATCTTGATGGACAATGATTCAGACGTGGAAGACATTCGCACGGCATTCAAAGGAGATACAGACATCAAACGTGCGTTGACTGCATACCTTGACAACGACAAGGACTATGTGGAAGACGAAGAGGAAGAGTTTGACGAAGAGGAAGACGAAGACGAGGACTGGGAAAACTAATGACTGGCAAATCGACTGATTTTTATTGCAGTCAGAAGTTTACCTGGCTATCCGTAGATCTAGAAAAAAGACTAACGTATTCGTGCTGTAAAGCATACCCAGAAAAAATCAATTTATCTTGGCTTAAAAATAATCCTGGACAAATATTCAATACCGAATTGCTAAAGGCCGAAAGACAAAGTATGCTGGACAACATTCCAGTTGAAAGTTGTCGCACTGCATGTTGGATTCCAGAGAGCCAAGGGTTCACAAGTCGCAGACTGCAACTTGGCCAAGAAAAAACTCACAGCGGCATTGACGCTCAACCCGAAACTTTGAATATTATACTAGGATCCAGTTGTAATCTGACTTGTTCTTATTGTTGTAAACAATATAGCACTTCGTGGCTGCAAGATATAAAAAACAATGGCGCATATCTTGACTCTAATAGATTTAAACTGCTACCAATTGACCATGTATTGTTAAAAGTCAGTCAACAAGAACACGAAAATACTGATGCGTTTTTGATGCTACTGGACGAAATAAAACAATTTAACAATCTCAAAAGAGTTATTATAACCGGCGGCGAACCTTTTTTATACAATAACTTGTTTACGCTTTTGGAAAAAACACCGCCTTCGGTAGAAATTGTGTTGTACACTGGCCTAGGTGTTAATCACTCTCGATTAATCAAGCAAATCAACAAAATCAAACACATACCCAATTTAAAAATTATTGTCAGTGCAGAGAATGTTGATAATTTCTACGAGTTCAATCGACACGGCAACACTTACCAAAATTTTGAAAGTAACTTGCAATTGCTGATTGATTCTGGGTTTATAATAACTTTTTTGTCTATAATTAGCAATCTCACTGTCTTTGGATTGACGGAATTTGCCAACAAATATGAACATTTTAATATAGATTATGATTATTGTCATGATCCAGATTATCTAGGCGTTCATGTGTTGGATGATATTAGCAAAGAAAAATTAATACAATCACTCCAGTCCAGCAACATTGCAGTCAAAAATGAAATTATTCAATCTTTGTCAATTGATTGTACACAAGAACAACAAAAAAATTGTTCTATATTTGTTAAAGAATTTGCTAGTCGTAGAAATTTAGATCTTAAAATTTTTCCCAACAGTATGTTACAATGGTTAGAACATGTGGTATAGTCGCGTAGTTGCTGGCCTTGGTGCTATTCCTGATTTTATCAGTCACTATGAACGTGAACTGGAAGATGCCAAAAAAGACTGCAAAATCTACGGCATAGTAGAAAAGAATATCACAGCCTTGCCCGGCATCACTGAACACCGTTTTAATCAGTTACAAGAGATCGAAGCGGTGTTAAATTATCTCAACATCCAACTGCGTAAGATACGCAGAAAGCATTTTCAAAAGTATCTAGAAAACTACGCCCGCGCTCTCACAAGTAGAGATGCTGAAAAGTATGTGGACGGCGAAGACGAAGTAATTGATTATGAAACCATCATCAATGAAGTAGCATACCTACGCAATCGTTGGTTGGGTATCCTCAAAGGACTTGATACCAAACAGTGGCAAATGGGTCACGTGGTCCGCCTAAGAACAGCAGGAATGGAAGATATTCAAGTGTGACCTGTTGTGTGTGATACATAATAGTATGAAAAAGACCGCATTTGTTACAGGCATGACCGGGCAAGATGGCCCATATCTTGCCCGATATCTAATAGAAAAAGACTACCATGTATATGGGTTAGTCAAACGCTATTCAAATCCCAATTTGGAAAATCTCAAATGGTTGGGTATTGAAAACGACATTGAACTCATCACAGGTGACATCACCGATGAGAACAACATGAATCATATCATGCAAGGGATCAAGCCTCAAGAAGTGTACAACTTGGCGGCTCAAAGTTTTGTTGGCATCAGTTGGGAATTGAACAAACTCACAACCGAAGTCAATTGCATGGGTCCGTTGAACTTGCTGAACTCAATACGCCAACACAATCCCAATGCAAGATTTTATCAAGCATCTACATCAGAGATGTTTGGCAATGCAACCGAACCTGGACTGCAAGGTGAAACAACCCCGTTCCGTCCACGAAGCCCATATGGTGTAAGCAAGTTGTATTCACACTGGATGACTATAAACTTCCGTGAAAGTTACAGTTTATATGCTTGCTCGGGCATTTTATTCAATCATGAATCTCCCTTGCGTGGTCGTGAATTTGTCACACGAAAGATCACAGATGCAGTGGCACGTATTAAATTAGGACTGGCAGATGATGTTACACTGGGCAATTTAGACAGTGCTAGAGATTGGGGATTCGCCGGCGACTTTGTGGAAGCCATGTGGTTGATGTTGCAACAGGAAAAAGCCAGTGACTATGTGATTGCTACTGGCGAACAGCATACCATCGGTGACTTGTGTCGTGTGGCATTTGAACATGCAGGAATTCATGAATGGAAACATTTAGTAAAAAGTGATCCGCGATTTAAACGTCCAGCAGAACTTTACAGTTTACGTGGCGATAGTGCTCGTGCTAGGGAACAGTTGGGGTGGAAACCACGTACCAACTTTGAAACCATGATACGTGACATGGTTGATGCTGATCTAAAGAGACTGCAAATCAATCGTGGACCGTGGTAGATAGATGGTATCGCCGTCAAAATCGGCTACTGATTCATAATCTAGTTCTTGTATCAATTCTAAATATTGATCATTGTC